ATAATCAATATTATGGAACCTCCGCAGTTATGGAGTGTTTGAAAGACCCGTTAATACTTGAAAGCCTAACTCTTGCAGACCTTTCTGCGTTTTATGAAAACTCTTCAGTTGGTAGTGGCGTTTTAACATCAGAGTTTCCACTAAGTCCTGAACAAATTGTAAGTGTTAAAGCACAATTTAAAGAAAATTACGGTGGTAGTAAAAGACATTCTATGATGTTATTACCTAATAAAATGACTTACCAAAGTATCAAGTTATCCCCTAAGGACTCGATGCTTTTAGATAGCTTAAAAATAAGCGATGATAGGGTTCTTAGAACTTTTAGAATGAATAAAGTTCTTCTGGGGGGTACAGATGTAGTTTTTGGTACTAAACCATCTGATGTAGCTAAAATAACGTTTAACACAGCTATTAGACCAATAACTGAAAAGATAGCTTCACAGTTTCAACTCTTTTTCCAGAATTTGTTAGGAAAAACTGATATAGTTGTATGGGCTGACTACGATGCACTTCCTTATATGTCTGATATTTTAGAAAATAAGGGTGAACACGTTGCTAGACTGCTAGCTTCTGGCATTATGTCGAATAATGAAGCTAGAGATGCTTTAGGGCTACCAAATATACTTAATGAAAACTTTGATTTACACTTCTTACCTTCATATTTACTAGGTAATGTTGTTACATCTTTAGAAGACTTTGTTCCTGGTAAGCAATTAGCACCAACAAATCAACAACCAGCAGAACCAACTACTACTGACCCACAAGGCGGCAATAATAGCACTACAAGTACTAGGCTGTAGTATGTACCATTATGTTTACTTAATAAGTAATATGGTTGAGCATAAGTCTTACTTTGGGGTTAGGAGCTGTAACTGTACACCAGAAGAAGATACCAGTTACATGAGTTCTTCTAAACTAATACAGAAATTATATAAAGAAAAACCACATGAATTTAAGAAAAAGATTCTAAAAATCTTTGATACTAGAAAAGAAGCTATGGGGTGGGAAATTTACCTACATAATACTTATGATGTAGGAAGGAACCCTAGCTTCTATAATAGGGCTAAACAAACAGCTACTAACTTCGATATGTCTGGTACTATAGCATGGAATAGGATTGCCTATAAACTAGGGGATACAGTTGGTAACTACGGTGTGGTATTTTTAGAGGAAGTTAGTAAAAATACTTATGGTTTTCGTAGGGCAAGGTTTAAATGTACATGTGGAAAAGAGTTCACTAGAGTAATATCTCATATTGTAAGTAACCAAATAAAGTCCTGTGGTTGTAGAAAAGTAAATGTAGGGAAGGCTAGAGCCACTGAGTACAAAGTAGGACAACCTATAGGAGACCATGGTGTTACTTACTATGGTAATTCTACTACAAAAGGTGTTAGAAGAAAAGAGTGTTTTAAGTGTAGCTGTGGCAACCTATTTGAAGCACAAGTAAACGGTGTTGTGAGCGGAAATACAAAGTCTTGTGGGTGTCATAAAGTTAAAGTAATGAGTACAGTAAGGTGCTTATATAAGTCTGGCGAGCCTATGGGTGACTTTGGTATTATATATATTAATGATTTACCTAAGTCTTGTGATAGACGCTTAGCACACTTTAAGTGCCACTGTGGTAACTATTTTGACTCTCAAATATCAAACGTTAAGAATGGTTCCACAAAGTCATGTGGGTGTGTTAGAACCAAAAGAAAAATTAAGGAGGGCTAGTGGACGAGCTAGAACTAAAGATAAAGGCTATTAAAGCCAAAACATTTTATCAAAGTATTGAGTTAAAGGAAGTTACAAGTACTGATGAATACTTAATAATTAAGGGGTATGCCAATAGATTTAAAGATGATAATGGTAACCTAGTAATAGATAGAGATTCAGATTTAGTTGTACCACAAGGGATGAATATAGATAACTATAAGAAGAACCCAATTATCCTTTATAACCATGATAGGGATGCTATTATAGGTAAGTCAGTAGATGTACAGTTAAGAGATGATGGTGTATTTATGGAAATGCATGTTTACAAATCACTTAACCAAAGAGTGTATGAAGCTATTAGATTAGGTGTTTTAAAAACATGTTCTATTGGGTTCATTGTAAATGACTTAAAGTATATGCCAGAGTTAGAGGCATACTTGCTTACTTCGTGTGAGCTTTTAGAAAACTCTATTGTAGTATTGCCGGCTAACCAAGACTCACTACTTACTTCTGTAAGTGTAGGGGGAAACCCTATGTTAACTTTGAGTTCAAAGTCAGTAGATAGTATTGAGAAGGAATATAAAAAGCTACTAGATGAGACCAATGATAATCAAGAGCCTCAAGACTTACTTAAAGAAGTTAGAGATACTCTTGAGGTACTTAAAACGTTTATACAGAATAATACTCTTAAGGAGGTAGAGACAGTTGATGAAATTGTAAAATCTGAAGAGGACTTAGAGGTTTCCAAAGAATCCCCTGAACCTAAAGAGGTTATTTTAGATAAAGAAGTAGTAACTGAAGATAATAAAGAGGTTGAGAAAGAGACTCCAAATATTGAGGAGTTAATTTCAAGCACAGAGGTGAGTGAAGATAATTTTAATACGTTATTGCAAATAACTGAAAATCTTCAATCTAAACTTAATACGTTCTTACAAGAACACCTAAACTAAATTAAAGGAAAAATATGTCATTAGATTTAATCCGTGAGTTAAAATCACAAGTAGAAGATATGAAAAAGGAGCTAGAAGTTTCTAAAACTGACGCTGAAAAGATTCGCGAAGAAGTTAAAGAAGCTACAGCTAGTCGTAAAAAAGAATTCTCAGTAGAAGAGAAAGTATCTGATAAAGTTTTAGCTGACGCTAAGAAATCAATGGAGAGCATCTTCTTACAATCAAAAATTCTTGATAGAGATATGAAAGAAATTAAAGGTTTTGCAGAAGCTGCTAATGTTATTGAAAAAGCAGTAGTTCCCAGCGATTTGACTAACTGGGCTGCAGAAGAATTCAGTAACTCAGTAATTGAAGGACTAGAGCTAGAATTAACTGTAGCTAACTTGTTCAAAACTATCCAAATGCCAACTAACCGCCAGACACTTAGTATCCCTGCTAGAACAGCTAACCTAAGTGCATACTTCATCGCTCCAGCAGTTGATGCAGTTACTAGCGCTATTGATGATGGTAAAGTATCTTTCACAGTTAAGAAAATGATGGCTGCTTCTATCATCGCTGACGAAGCTGATGCAGAATTAGTTGCTGCTGTTACTGACTTAACAAGAAGCGAATTGATTCGTTCACTTGCTCGTGGTCAAGAAGATGCTTGTATCAATGGTGATACAGCTTTTGTAACTGCAAATAGCCCTAAGAAAATGTTCAATGGTCTACGTAAAGTAGCTAATGCTAACTCAGTAGATATGGGTGGTCTTGGTATTACTGTAGCTAAGATTAACGCTACTAGAAAAGCTATGGGTATCCACGGTATTAATGTTAATCAATTAGCACTTATCGTTAACCCAGAAGTTTACTTCCAGATTGTTGGTCTCCCTGAGTTCTTGACAATGGACAAATACGGTTCAATGGCAACCATTGTAACTGGGGAAGTTGGTAGAATTTTTGGTATCCCTGTAATTGTAACTAGTTATATTGCAAATACTTTGACTACTGCTGGTGCTGACGGTGCTGGTGCAACTACCGAAGCTATCCTTGTTAACAAAGATTACTTCGCATGGTGCACAAGAGGTGGCGTTGTTCTCGAAAAACAAAGAACTGCACTTAACCAAACAGATACATTAGTTTCTAGTAGAACTATTGATTTCCAACCTATTTATAAATCAGGTACACCTGCTGCTGCACTTGTAAACGTACTCCCATAATTACATCTATAGGGACTTAAGCGCCCTATAGGTTTCTTATTACCTTGAAATTTCTTTAGATATTTAATAATATTTAAGGAGGTTTTAAGGTAATATATGTTATAATACTTTACGAAATCAAAGATAACCCAATAGTCCCTCCTCAGGTATTGGGTTATCTTTGATTTCAAATCATTCCTGAGGGGGAAAATAGTGGATGTATATAAAGTAGCGTTTAGTTTAGACTATGTAAACAGTATTTTTGAAGATAAAGGGTGTAAGTTAATTAATTACACAAAAAGTAAAGAGCCAGTAACTTATGTTGCATCATGTGGACACGAAAATACACTTAGTTCGTTAAGAAGTTTTATTGCTAGTAATGGTACGTGTACAGTTTGTGCTAAGAAAGTAGCAGGTAATAGTATTAAAAAAGAGTTAGTAGATGTTGATAGTATAGTTACCTCAAAAGGGATGGTACTAATAAACTACAAAGGTAAAGTTACACTACCAATTACTTGTAAGTGTAGGTGTGGGCATGAATACACATTCTCTTGCCTTAGGGCTATTAAAGACGGTGATGGGCTTTGTAGGTCTTGTAGCGCTAAAGCTACCTCTGGTATTAAAAAGCACTTTAAAGATGTTGAGCAAATATTTATAGATAAAGGGTGTAAGCTTATAGATTTTACTGGGGCTAAGTCACAAATTACATACATAGCCTCATGTGGGCACGAGAATAAGCTTAGTGGTCTTAATCAGTTTGTAAAATCAAGCACTACTTTATGTAAAGTTTGTGAAAACAATATAAAGAAACTAACAAAAATAAAAGATATAAGTGAGGTTAAAGAACTATTTAGGGCTAGAGGGTGTGAATTATTGGAGTACACCTCTGCATCCAAAAAGATTACATATAAAGCTTCTTGTGGGCATATAACCTCTGTTGCAAGATTAGATGTTTTTGTTGGAGGAAAGAATAGTGATAAATGTGAATCTTGTAAGTCCTTAGTACGTTTAGATTATGAATATGTAAATAGTTTAGTAAAGGCTAATAAATGTACCTTAGTTGGTATGGGGAAAAATAATAATTGGCAAACAGTAGAAATTATACCATCATGTAATCACGGTACTAAAGAGGTAACAATGACTTCTATTAAATTAGGGCATAGTACCTTATGTAGTGTGTGCTCCCACACAACTTCTAAGTGTGAGCTTGAAGTTAAGGATTTTATCTCCCAATTAACAGAAGTTAAGGAGAGGCAAAGAATACTTGGAAGGTATGAAATAGACATTCTAGTCCCAGAGTTCAACCTAGGTGTTGAGTTTGACGGTATATACTGGCATACAGAAAGTAATGGTAAACATAGAACTTACCACGTAAATAAAACAAATTTAGCCAGAGAAATTGGGATTAGCCTAATACACATATTTGAAAATGAGTGGGTATTAAAACCAGAGATAGTTAAATCAATTTTATTAAGTAAGTTAGGAAAGACAGAAAGAATATTTGCAAGAAATACAGAAGTACGTGAAGTTAGCTCAAAGGAATCATTTAGTTTCCTTGAGACCTCTCACAGACAGGGAGGTATTAACGGAGGTATACGATTAGGGCTTTACTTAAATGACGAATTAGTTGCATTAATGGTGTTTGGTAAATCTAGATTTGGTAAACAACAATATGAACTACTTAGATACTGTAATAAGTTAAACATTACAGTAGTAGGTGGAGCAGGGAAGTTACTAAAAGCATTTGAAAGAACTTATTTACCAAATAGTTTAGTTTCTTATGCTGATTTAAGGTATAGTAAAGGTAATATGTATGGTGCTTTAGGGTTTACTTTATCCCATAACTCACCACCAAATTACTGGTATTTTAAAGAAGGTTCTTTAATTCTTGAATCAAGAGTTAAGTACCAAAAACATAAACTTAAAAATGTCCTAAAGACGTTTGATAGTAATAAAACAGAATATGAGAATATGTTAGAAAACGGTTACCAAAGAATATGGGATTGTGGAAACGCAGTCTTTACTAAACATTACAAAGGAGACATATGAAAGCTATTAAATTAACAGAGGGTACTATGGCTACCCTAGATAAGATTTTTGATTTCGATACACCAGTAGACGTAACTAAAGATGAAGCTAATTACTTAAAGAAAGTATTCGGTGACGCTTTTAAATTCGATGGTGTTGAAGAAAAACCTGAAGTGTCAGTAGATACACATAAGGCTGAGGTAGAGAAAAAGGCTACTACAAAGAAATAAGGAGCACTAAGTGTCACACAGACTCCTAGATGAATTTAAAGGTTATTTAAACTACGACTTAGG